GTATCAAAACCGCGCATCTCAAACAGACGTTAATTTATATGTGAACCGTGCATGTGAAAACTTGATGTTTCCATCACGAAATATGGGGGTCTAAATGCAACCAGGTAATTTAACAGAGTATGTTGAAGTTCAGTCATTTAAAGAAATCCAAACGACTGATGGTTCAGGTGATCGAATTAGAGAATATTCAACCATTTTCGCTGTGTATGCGGCTAAAAAAGATGTTTCGACAAAAGAGTTTGTTTCAGCTCGTGCTCAACAAGTCGCAATTTCTCATAGATTTATCATCCGCTTCGATGATGTTGAACCAGGTACAGACTGGAGAGTCTGTCGGTTACTTTGTGATGGTCTTTATTATCGGATTATTGCTGCTCTGGCTGATGATCGAACAGGGAAAGAATGGGTAACTTTGGCATGTGAAAGTGGGGTTAATCAATGGCTAGATCGAACCTAAGTGGATTAGATGAAGTACTTGAGAGAATTGAAAAACTAAGAACGAGCACAGTCAATAAGCAGGTTCGTAAAGCTTTACGCAAATCAATGGTTCCTATACGTGATCAAGCCAAGCAAAATGCCAAAAATATTGATGATAAAAAAACCAAGGAAAAGATTTGGCGTAATATCAAGATTGTCAGTAAAAAAAAGAAATCCAATGGAGACATCGCTTGTAGTGTAGGTGTGGGTGGTGGTGCGAAAATGGGAGGCACAGCAAAAAAAGGACCTGGCTTGGATACTTGGTATTGGCGTTTTATTGAAACAGGGACTTCTAAAGCGCCAGCTACACCATTTCTACGAACTGCATTTGAACAAAAAAAGAGTGATGCCACTGATATTTTTGTTTTAGAAATGAGGAAATCTATTCTGGAGGAAATTCGATAATGATCATTATACCTCTTGAAGAAATCTGTTCTAAAAGCCAAGCATTAAAAGCTTTGCTTTCCGATGATATTGGTATTCGAGTATCAGAATTTGATGCAAGTAAAACGATCAATGCCCCATATGTTGTGTGGCAAATCATTAATGCAAATCCTGAACAATACTTGTCAGGTGTTTCTGATATGGATGATTCACTGGTTCAGATTGATGTATATAGCACAAGCAAATCAAATGCACGACAAATCGCCAAATTATTAAAAAATGCGATTAGTGAAGATTATTGTTATGTGGAAGCATTTTCTGGAACTGAACGAGAACCAAACACAGATTTATATCGCGTTAGATTAGATACACGTTGGTACGAAGATAGTTAATTTTAATATGTATACCTATGACCGCCTTTGCGGTCATTTCTTTTTGGAGAACTAAAAAATGGCAAGACGTACTCAAGGTACTGATATTTGGTGGGTAGGTAAAAACAAAGCTGAACCAGCCAAATGGGTTCTGAATAAAGTTGAATGCCCCCTCAATTTTAAACCAGGTACTGATTCAAAAGACAAGATCGAAAATACTTGTTTGGCTCAGGAAGATTACAAAACGTATGAAGCTGGAGGCGGTTTGTCAGATACGGGACAAGCAACATTTGATGTAAATGCTGATCCATCCAAAAAGTCTCATGGTGAACTCTATGACATGGTGGATAAAGATGAAAATGTGATTTGGCTTGTTGGTTGGGCTGGTAAAAATAAAGGTGCAGTTAAAAATATTGTGCCTGAAGTGGATGAGACGACTGGAGCAATTACGTTGCCACCTGGACGTAGTTGGAATCGCTTTGAGGGCTATGTTGAATCATTCCCGATGGATATTGATGCAAATACCTTGGTTAAAACAACAGTGACCATTCAACGATCAACAAAAGTTGCATGGATTCGTGAGACTGTAGGTCCTTAATCAATTCATTTAAATTATCCCCTGTCATGCAGGGGATTTTCATTTTTATATAAGGATAAATTTTCGATGTCCATTCTTGATCCTAAAGCATTACAGGAAGCGATTAGCCATGAAGTTGGCACAAAAGCAATCCAGAAACCAGTTGAATTTGTTGTTAATGGTAAAGAAATTAAAGGTTTAGTTTACGTTAAAGCTTTAAGTTATGAAGCGGTGAGTGAAGTTGATAATGCCTTTAAATGGGAACCGATTGAAGATGAACCAGGAATGATGAAGTTAGAAAGTATTGACGATCATCATTTACGTGCCGCACAGATTCTCGGAACCATTTGCACAGATGAAAATGGTACACCATATTTTAGTTCTATCGAACAAGTAAAAAGTTATCCAGCACCAGCATGTAAAGCATTTTGGTCTGTAGCAAATGAAGTGAACGTATTTTCGGGAAAGTTGATGACGACGAATTCGCAGAAAACGAATTCTGGGCAGAGCTTGTCCTCAACGGAATCGCTGGAAGAACCATTGCTGAAGCCAAGGCGAACCCGAACTTCAGCTACAGCGAATATCAGTTCTGGCGAGAGTATAGGCGTCGAAGAGGCGCCTTTAATTTCGGATTAAGGTTAGATGAAGCCTTGGCTGAAATGAAACTCATGTATGCAAAATCACATGGAGAAGCTGATGTTGAAATTTGGGATTATTTACCTTATCACGATGCTCCAGAAATGACCTTTGATGAAGCATATGATCGTTACTCCAGTGAGGATGTTTAAAACCGCTTGAAATAATCATACTAAAATAACTTTTTTAGTAGTTTAATCACCTTTCTGGTGCTTTGCGCTTTTTGATAATTTGGTATAGGCTAAAGTTGCATCTGCAAAATCAGATGTCAGCTTTGGTCGGCTGTATTTGTCATGGAGCACATCCCGCTCAAGCGGTTTTTTTGTGCCTAGCATTTTGCACCCTATGGTAAGGCGTGCAGGGACACTTTCGAGTGTGCTGGTATCCATGACACCAGTCGACCAACCTTGTACGTCTTGCCACCATGCTTGGTCGCTACGGTGGCAGATTTTTTAAATTTGTCATGGAGCATCAAAATGAATGCTAACTCTAAAATCGTAAAATTTAATAATCAACAAGTACCTGTTTTTATGCAGGGAGATAAACCTTTTGTTGTAATGAAGCCAATTTGTGAAAATATAGGTCTAGATTGGCGGTCTCAATTAAAAAGAATCAAACGAAATCATATTCTTAGTCAGGGTGTGGTCATGATGACCACACCCTCACAAAGTGGTGATCAAGATTATATTGCACTACCATTAGGTCTGTTGAATGGTTGGTTAATGGGCGTAGATGCCAATAAAGTCAAACCTGAAATTAAAGATACCTTGGTGAAGTACCAACTCGAATGCTATGACGTCCTGTATAAGCATTTTATGCCCAAAGTTGTAAAACAAATTGATCTTGGCCAATATGTTTCTAAAAAAGATCATGATGAGATGGTTCTAAAATACCATCGTTTATTTCGTACTTATGATGATTCTATTGACGTTTTAAGAAATCAAGTTCGTCAAATGGAAACCAAGAACCGTCGTTATGATATTCAACAGCATCAGCGGTCTGTAACAATTGAATGGATTAGTCAAAGTTATAATATTCCAGTTGATATTGTGATTGAGGAACTTGAGATTGCTCAATTGATCGAAAAGCGCAATCCATATGTTAAACGCGGACCTTTGATGTGGACGCTTTCAGCTCGGAATAAGCATCTAGATTTTGTGATTATTGACAGCATTGTTGAAGCTGATCAGGCAAAGGATCAGATCAGGCTGACTGAAGATGGTGCTTTTTATGTGAAGCAACTTTTGCAAAAACGCTTGAAGTTGTAATTCTTTTAAAGCTATATTCTAACCTCTTATAAGCGAGAGGTTAGAATAATATGTTTGGATTATTTGGAAAAACCCGAGAAGAGAAAAATAAATCTATTCAGAATCAACGTGATTTAAGTGATTTTTATTCATATGATATTGTAGGTGAGCAATCTTACCAAGAAAATATAAAACGTATTGCAGGGGAAAAACAGGAGGTTTCAAAAGCATTTGAAACACGTGCAAGGGTCGTGTCTGAACCTAATAATAGTTTCGATAAAAATGCACTTAAAGTTCAAATTAATGCTTTGACTGTTGGTTATATACCTAAGAAAGATGCTTCATCTGTTTCTAAGCAAGTAAAAAAAATTGATACAGTTGTTCCCGCCTTAATTGTTGGAGGTTGGAAAGATAGTGAAAGTGAAGGTAACTTTGGTGTTAAATTAGCATTACCACATATAAGTAAGCTTTATTATTGATTTTATCCACAAAGTTAATGAGATGAATATGAAAAATCTAATAGTTATTTTTTCAATAGGTTTAATTTCATTTAACTGTTTTGCTGAAGAGAGTTTTATCCTTAAACGGAATGTTTATGTATTTAAAGATTTAAATGGAGAGCCTATCTTAACTAATAGAAAAGATTCCGATAAGCTTTCTGATGAATTAAAAAATGTTAAAGTCACCTATAATTATGAAGTAGAGCAAAATAATGGATGGGCATTCATTAATTGTGAAAAAGACAGATTCAACAATTCTAAATACTGTGGAATGATAAACAAAGATTTGCTGGTATCTATTTACAATGGCAAATTTGGTATTTTAGTAGGTGGCAGCCATTACCCAAGAAGTAGATCAGCTTTGAAAATTGATAATGGTAAAACTTATTATGGTTATGAAGGTGAGTTTAAAAATGAAACTATATTTTTAAATTTATTGTTAAATGGAAAGACTGCGTATACTCGATATATGGAGTGGCCATATCAACTTAATATTGATAATGAAATTTCATTAGATGGATTTTCTGAAGCCTATCAAGAATTAAAGAATCGTTATAGTAAATTATAAATTGAATGCTACATAAACCTCGCAAATGCGAGGTTTTTTTATGTCTGGAGAAAATAATGGCAGGTGAATTAGGTGTTTTAACGCTAGATATGGTTGCTCGAACTGCTAATTTTGATCAGCCTTTACGACGTTCAAATCAAGTGATGTCTGATACAGGGCGTAATGTTTCATCAGTCGCAGATCGTATTGAGCGTGATACAGGCAGAATGAATGTTGCTTTTGGCTCGATGAGTGGACATGTCAAAGCGGCTTTAGCAGGTTTTACCGTCGGTACCATTATTACCATGGCTGATAGCTATACCCAAACAGCAGCAAGGATACGTAATGCGACTGAAAATACAGCTGAATATAATATGGTGCAACAACACCTATATGAAACAGCGAATGGTACATATCGTGCACTCAGTGAAGCGCAAGAGGTTTATCTGGGCTTAAATGGTGGGATGCAAGCTTTAGGTAAAACCACTCAGCAAACTTTGGCTGTTTCTGATTCGCTTTCATTTGCATTTGTTCATAATGCTTCACGGGCAGATCAGGCGCAAAGTGCAATTGATGCTTTATCAAAAGCCATGGCAACACAGAAAGTGGATGCAGATGGATGGATTTCTATTGTTTCTGCTGCTGACAATATCATTGATGACTTAGCCAAAACGACAGGTAAAAGTGCAATTGAAATCCGTAAACTCGGTGTGCAAGGTAAAATTTCGCTTGATGACTTGTTAAAAACACTTGAACTAACGCGAGACAAAAACAAAGAACTTGCAGACGCTATGGAGAACAGTCTTGCAGATGGTTTCCAAAAAGTAAGCAATGCTGTAACAGTCTATGTCGGTCAAGCCAACCAAGCCACTGGTGCAACATCAATCATGGCATCTGGACTGAGTGTCTTTGCAGATAATATTGGAACTGTGGTTAATGGCGTCATGGTGTATGGGGCATATATGGCAGGAACTTATATTCCTGTGATTTATGCGAGTACTGCTGCTGGAGCTTCAAAAGTTATCCAGTTAGGTCAGCAGGTTTTAGCTGAAAATGCTGTAATTCAAGCAGAAAGAATGAGAGCTGTTCAATCTGTAGCGACGGCACAGGCTACTTTAACCGCTTTGGCTGCTGAAAAAGCCTTAGAAGCTCAACGTCTTGCATCTCAAATAAATGCACAAGGTCGAATGGCATCTGTTACTCGAATGGCAGAGCTTCGTAGAATTGAAACCCAAGTCACACGTGAGCTTACAGTTGCAGAAACTGCTTTAGCAGCTGCGCAAGGTCGATCGGCTGTTGCTGGTGGTGCAATTCTAGGAATGCTTGGTGGACCAGTAGGTATTGGCTTGACAGTGGCGACTGTAGCAGCAGGATATTTGTTGATGCGTGATAATACCGCTGAAGCAAATAAAGAGTTGGAGCGACAAAGCCAAGTTGCAATGCAAACCAAAGATCAACTATTGGCACTTGAGGGTGTTAAACGCCAAGGGGCTAAAGATGATCTTTCTGCGGCATTCAAAGCACAAAATCAATCGTTAAAAGAATTAAATTATCAATTTAACGCACACGTCATTGAGCTTCAGAATGCTTATCGTGGAAATCTTCAGATTACTGAAATTTCCAATAAGGTACGTTTAGGGCAACTCAGTCAAAAGGATGCAATTGAGCAATTAAATAAATTAGATTTTATTACTCCAACTCAACTTAACCAAGTTATTGATAGTAATAAAAGTTATGAAGAGCAAAGAGTTAAAGCTCAGCAAACTTCGGAAGCCCTGTCTGTTTATGGGATTAAAACAACCTTGGCAGGGAATGCAGCTTCAAATGCAGCGGGTTTAATTGCTAGAAACACTTCTGAATTGCACAGTAATAAAGAAGCAGCTGAAAGTGCTTCTGAAGCGCAACAGAAATATGCACAATCTCTTGCGGATCGTAAATATTACGCTGAATACAAACGTGTTTTAATGGAAACTTATAGTTTTGCTGAGAAAAAAGCCAATGAGTATGCAGAGGCTCAAAAGCAAGCAGGTGGAGCAGGGGCAAGAATTTCAGCGGATCAAAAAACACAAATTGGTCAAACTTTAAAAGCAGAAGAGCAGCTTCAAAGTTTAATCAATAAACGAAATGAAGCTGAGAAAAAAGCCAATCAAAAGCCAAAAGCAACGAAGAAAGAAGATAAGTCTAAAGAAGAGGAGCAACGCTTAAAAGAACAAATTGTTTTTCAATATGCAAATAGAGAAAAGCAAATTGAGCTTGATTTATCC